TTCTAATTCAAGTGATTCCGAGGTTGGTGGAGTAAACAATATAAATACACTTCCCTTCTCCAATATACCATTTGAGAATATAAACGCAATAGGTAAACAGTGGATACGTCGTTATGCTTTAGCGGTATGTAAAGAAATGCTAGGACAAGTTAGATCCAAGTTTAGTACATTACCAATCCCAGGTGACTCTGTTACTTTAAATGGTCCTGCACTTATGTCGGAAGCAAAAGAAGAAAAGAAAGAATTGAAAGAAGAATTAAATAAGATTCTTGATCAAGTAACTTACCACAAGATTGCTGAGACAGAAGCTAAAATGTCCGATGATGTTCAAAAGGTTTCTCAAAAGATTCCTGTACTTATTTACGCAGGATGATATAAATGAGTGAAATACTACAAGAAATAACATTCCAATCTTCTACTCTTGAAACAATTGACTTTGCTTTTTATAATTGGTTGAATGAAAAGATAAATGTTTATTCAACTACTACTGAAGGTTGGAAGAAAGTACCAGTAACTTGGGTATCTGCTGAGCGTTCACATCAAATTAAGAATAATAAAGATATTCGTGATTCATCTGGTATGATTAAATATCCTATTATAACTATTGATAGAAAATCAATAAACAAAGATCCACAAAAAACAGGTTCAATACCAGCAAATCTTAGACCAGTTCAAGATGAAAAGGGTGGAACAATAACAATAGCCAGAAGAATACAACAAGAGAAAACTTCTAATTTTCAAAATGCTGATAACGCAAGAAGTCCAGTCAATAGAAGAGGACAAAAAGTTTATCCATTAGGTGGAAAAGGTTATACAAGAAATAATAAAGTTGTATATGAAACAATAACTATTCCTATACCAGTTCATGTTGCTGTTACTTATCAAATTAATATAAAAACAGATTATTTACAACAACTAAATGAAATAACAACTGTGTTCTTTACTAGAAATGGTAATACTAAGTATATTCAATTAGGGAACGAACATCATAAATATGATGCATTTATAAAAGGTGATTTTACTTTTGATGATAATTCCTCAAACCTAAATGAAGAAAGAAAAACTTATGGAGCTTCAATATCAATAGAAGTTATTGGATATCTTATAGGTGATGGTAACAACCAAGATAGTCCAAAGATGGTTATTAGAGAAAACGCTGTTGAAGTTAAAATACCAAGAGAAAAAGTAATCTTTGGCGATATACCAGATTACTTAAATTCAAATAAAAACAAAACATCTTACAGAGAATAAAAGCTTTTTGCTTTATTTACTACTATTTATTATTGATTATTTACATTAAGCAGGAGTAATAAAGCAAATGGCTATTTCATCTTATCGTTTCGTATCTCCCGGTGTTCAAGTCCAAGAGATCGACAACTCCCAACTTCCAGCAATTTCAACACTAACTGGTCCAACCGTTATTGGTAGATTTGAGAAAGGACCAACTATGCGTCCAGTATATATTACCTCGTTCTCACAATTTGTTGAAACATTTGGTAATCCAATTCCCGGTAAATCTGGTGATGATGTATGGCGCGACGGAAACTATATAGGAACTACTTACGCTGCTTATGCTGCCCAAGCTTGGTTAAAGAACACACCAGCTTTAAATGTAGTTAGATTAGTTGGTAAACAAAATTCTTCCCCTACTGCTGCTGGATATGCTGGATGGAAAACTGATAACAATTTTGCTGCTGGTAATACTGGTGGTGGAGCTTACGGTTTATTCATAATCCCTTCTGCTTCTGCTGCTTCTACTGTAACTGGAACTCTCGCTGCTATTTGGTATATCCAAAGTGGTTCAATACAATTAACTGGTAATGTTGCTTCAACTACAACACCAGTTCAAGGTGCAAACGTTCTAATTTCTTCTGTTGCTAACAATGCAGAATTTAGAGCAGTATTAATAGGCCCCTCTGGTACTTACACCTCTAACTTTAACTTTGATGCAGACTCCGATTTTTATATAAGAAAAGTATTCAATACTAATCCAATCCTTACTAACTCGGATATAACCTCCGATTCAACAATCGAAAATTATTGGCTTGGTGAGTCATACGAAAGATCCTTACAAGAGTTAGTAAATATTTCCACAACAACTTACGGGTTTATAGCCCCTCTTGGTAATGCCACTGTTAAATGTAATAATTTCTTAATGGACTCAAAAGAATCAAAAACAGGTTGGGTAATAGGACAAGATTTAACTAGCAACACAGGTTCTTACGTTGCTTCCGCACAACAAAAATTATTCCGTATTGCTACATTAGATAGTGGAGAATACGAACAAAAGAATTATAAAATTTCTGTTAGCGATGTAAGAGCACCATTGACAGACTTTGATGATTACGGAACATTTACACTTTCAGTTAGAAGAGCTACTGATAGTGATAACACACCACAATTTGTAGAAAGATATGTAAATGTAAATCTTAATCCAGCTTCACCAGATTATATTGCCGCAAGAATAGGTGATAAGTTTACTACTTGGGATGAAACAAATAGAAGACTTGTAGAATACGGAACATACAACAACTTGTCTAATATAATAAGAGTTGAAATGAATGACGATGTTGATGCTGGTAACGTAGACCCAACTTATCTACCATTTGGTTTCTTTGGTGCTTCACGCTTCAATACCTTTACCGTAACATCTGGTTCTGCTACTGGTGCTCCTTCTACCTCACCTGTTTCTGGTGGATTTGGTAACACTTATAGTGCTGGTAACTTCTTGTTCACAGCAGTAGATTTAACAGCATCAATTCAATTCCCATCAATTCCACTTCGCATTTCTTCTTCAGCAGGAGGATTAGGAGATCCACGCAACGCTTACTTTGGTATTACTGTTGGTGAAAGTGTTTCTACAACCACCTTTGACCCAACCTATTATGATTTAACAAGAGCTTTACCAGCAGATGTAGCGGGAGCAGCTTGGGATTCTTCTGGTTCTTATACCTCAACTTCCTTTGTATTCTCCCTTGATGATTTATCATCTTCAGCTAGTGGAATAGGACTTGATTATAAAGTTGGTTCAAGAGCAGCAGGAACTTCTTATAATGGAACAAGCGGATATAAAAGAGTAATAAATGCTGGTTATAACAAATTTACAATGCCTCTCTATGGTGGCTTTGATGGTTTTGATGTAACCGAAGCAGAACCATTAAGAAACTTATTAATGTCTGACACTTCTACTGAAAAGAATTCATCAGTATATAATACATATAGTAGAGCAATTGATATATGTGCCGATCCAGAAAGTTTGGTTACAGATATTATAGCTGTTCCCGGTCTAACTCTCGCAGGATTAACAAACAAACTTATTCAAACTTGTGAGAATAGAGCAGATGCACTTGCTATCATTGACCTTCCAGATGTTTATACACCAGAACAAGAAGCAAAAGTTACTTCAAGAACAAGTAGATATTCTGGTAACGTGACAGATACAGCAGCCGCATTAAAAGCAAGAGGATTAAATTCAAGCTACGCAGCTACATATTATCCTTGGGTTCAAATTCGCGATACATTAAGCAATAGAAGCATCTTTGTTCCTCCTTCAGTTGTAGCCCTTGGAGCTATGTCTTACGGACAATCTTCACAAGAACTTTGGTTTGCCCCAGCAGGGTTTACCAGAGGTGGTTTAACAGAAGGTCGTGGTGGTGTTCCAGTTATCAATGTATCACAAAAACTTTCATCAAAAGAAAGAGACACACTTTATGAAAACAACATTAATCCTATCGCACAATTCCCAGCAGAAGGTATCGTAATCTTTGGTCAAAAGACACTTCAAGTTACTCCATCTGCTCTTGACAGAATTAACGTTCGTAGAATGATGATCTTCGTTAAGCGTGAAATTTCAAAGATTGCATCAAGACTTCTCTTCGATCAAAATGTTCAAGTAACTTGGTCAAGATTTACAGGTCAAGTAAACCCATTCCTATCTACTGTTAAATCAAGATTAGGTCTTACTGACTACCGTGTAATACTTGACAGCACAACTACTACACCAGATCTTGTTGATAGAAACATAATGTATGCCAAAATATTCTTGAAGCCAGCTAGATCAATTGAATTTATTGCAATTGATTTTACAATTACCGATAGTGGCGCATCATTTGCTGATTAATAACTACTTAATATATAAAGGTTGGAGGACATAATAAATGGCATTCTGGAACGAAGCAGCATTAGAACCAAAGAGAAAGTTTAAATTCTTAATAAGATTTGGAGCAGCATCCGATAAGCTACCAAGTTTTATTGCTAAAAAAGCTGATAAACCATCATTTGATGTATCGGAAACAAAGCACGACTTTCTTGGACACGCTTTTAAATATCCTGGTAGAGTAACTTGGAAAGATGTAAACGTAACCATAATTGACCCTGCTGGTGGTGGTTTACCTGCTGCTGATGATGCTAACGCAAGCACCTTAAAAGCCGCAGCAGCAGACGTAACTGACGCTTTATACAATGTTCTTCTTTCTGCTGGTTATCAATCTCCAACAGCGGCTGGTGCTGCTATAACAGGTGGAACATCACTTTCAACCTTAAGAACTATGGCAAAAGGAACAGCAACTGCTCAATTTGCTCAAGTAGAGATAATTCAAATTGATGCAAATGGTAACGCTCTTGAAACATGGACGCTTAATAATGCTTGGATTAAATCAGTAAACTTTGGTTCACTTGAATATGGATCAGATGATATCAGCGATGTTTCATTAACCTTTGTATATGACTGGGCTGATGTAAAGATCACAAGCACAAGATTTGATTCATCACTTGAGCCATAATAGGAATATAAATGTTCTGGGCCAATAATTATGGTAAAGATATTATAGAACTCAAGAGAAGAAATTTATTTCTTGCTGAGTTTGTTGGTGCTACAAGTTTTAATTGGGTTGTAGGTGAAGATGAAATAAAGAACTTAAAGTTTGTTGTAAAGAAACTTAATTTACCTTCTTTAAATATTCCTTTTGAAAGACTACACGCAAATCAGTTTGTTCATTATTTTCATGTTGGAGAAGTAAATTGGGAACCTATAACAATTACTTTTGTTGATATGATCTCAGACGACGAAAATATACCAAACTGGCAAAATATATTTTTCTATTATTTAAATGATAATTTAATTAATTCTAATAATAGAACAAGCATGTTAGACTTAGCAACATTTTGTCAACACATTAAAATTACTAGTATAACAACATTGTTGGATAGCACAGATAACGAAGTTTTAAATACTGGTACTACATACGACATAGCATCAGATCCAAATGATCCAAACAAAACAATATTAACAAATAAACAAAAATTTGACAATAGAAATCAAATTAGGGATGAATTTTTTATTTTTAAACCAAAGATTACTAAAATAGATTTTGGTTCTTTGGATTATTCATCCGATGAAGCAAACGAAGTCACAATAACATTTTTACCAGAATGGTGTGATAGAAAAGAAGTTCCAACTTAAAACTTAACAACGAGTGATATATGAGAAACAACCTAGATAGACTAGGGTTAGATACTAAAAAACCCCAACAAGACGATATAGTAGGAGCTACAGGATTAACCTTCGTAACTCCAATTGAGATTGTAGATTTACCATCAAGAGGTGTATTCTATCCAGAAGGACACCCACTACATAACAAAGATACAATTGAAATTAGATATATGACAGCCAAAGATGAAGATACTTTATCAAACCAATCCCTTCTCAAAAAAGGTATGGCATTAGAAAAAGTATTACAAGATATTGTTGTAGATAAGACAATCAATATGGATACCCTATTAGTTGGTGATAAAAACGCAGTAATTGTTGCTGCTCGTAAATCTGCTTATGGCACAGATTATCAAACTAAAGTAACTTGTCCTTCATGTGGAAAAGTACAAGGATACGAATTTGATCTTCACAATTGTAATGTAAAAGAACCTATAAGTGATGAAGAATTAGAACAACTTGGAATTCATAAAACAGAAGATTGTACATTTATTTTCAATCTTCCAATACTTAAAGTCCCAGTTGAGTTAAAACTTCTAACAGGCAGAGATGAGAACTTTATTTCTCAACGAGTAAGAGAAGCACAATTAGCAAAAAAAGATGTAGAATCTTTATTGTTACTCCAACTTAGATTAATGATTAAATCAATTAATAATATGTCAGATCCAAAAGTAATTGCAGAAGTTGTAACAATGCTTCCAGCAAAAGATTCAAAAACAATAAGACAGGTGTATTCTCAAATTACACCAAATATGGATCTCTCACACGATTTTGAATGTAAATCCTGCTCCTTTGAAACAAGGTTGGAGGTTCCGTTCACATCGGACTTTTTTTGGCCTAAGTGATGAATACCAGAAACAAGTATATGAACAATTCTTCATCCTAAAGTATCATGGAGGATGGTCGTTTATCGAAGCGTATAGCCTTCCAGTAGGACTTAGAATGTGGTTTGTTGAAAGACTTGCTAAACAAATACAAGACGAAGCAGAGGCTATGGAGAAAGCTTCTAAAAAGAAATGAATAAAAGGGGTCTAAATGGCTCCTTTTGTTATGTTTGTACTATTTATTTTGTATAAGGAAAACCAATTATGAACCAACTTTTGTTAGAACAAGCCGTTATTGAATATAGAGTAAAACATGTATTTAATACACCTCACTTAAAACAAAAATATCTAACAGAATATAAAAAGCAAACTGGAGTAGGCGTAGTTGATGAAGGTAAATTTAGAGATTGGGTGAAAAACACATGGTCTTCTACAAAATATGCTGCTTCTAAACTTGGTTCACTTGAGCAAGGTGGGAAAATAATTGGTAGAGGAGCAGAGAAAAAATCAGGGAAAGAAAGATATCATGGTGCTGCTACTACAATATCTCAAAATAAAATTACTGCTCCATTCTGGCAAGCTTTTCAAGAAAAGTATCAAGAATTTCCAAATATGAAAAGTCAAGAAGAGTTTTTTCAAGCTCTTGAACAATTTGGACAAATGTATGATTCTGTAGTTGCAGCAGTAGAAAAAAATGATTTAGACTCTGAAAAAGCTAATGAAGCAATTTATGCTATGAGATCCTTATTAAAGGTAACACTTGATAATAACTTAGCAGACATATATAAACATTTTAATGAGTCAATTGACTTATCACAAATTGAAATAATAAATGAACAAGAAGAACAAAAACAATTTACTAAAAAATCAAAAGCACAAGTTGAAGATGATACTGATTATGCTGGAGAAACTGCAACTGTCCAAGGATTAAAGAGTAACACACTCCCAGCAGTATTAGGTGCTTTAGGTGCTTTGGGCGTTGGTTTTGGTTGGTTGGTTAAACAACCTTGGTTTATTGCTATGTTAAAAAAACCAGATAGCATAGGAACTGTTACAAAGCTTATTAAAGCAAAGGGCGGCGTTACACAACAACTAGCTATATTAAACGGTAACCCAGCAGCAGATTACAGTAATATGAAAGTAGCAGATTTCTTCGCTCAAATGAAAAGTCATGGGCTTATTGATGCTGCTAATAAACCAACACAAAATTTATTAAATATAGCAAAAGAAGCTGGGAATAATAATTTTGGTAATTGGTGGAATACAAATTTATTAAATGCTAGTCAAAACGAAACACTATCACAAGCTATTCCACTTTCTGGTTCTGGTGCTGCTGGTGCTGGTGGCGATGTTTTAACTAGTAAAGTTCTTGGTTCATTACAAAGAGTAGTTAAAATGAAAGGTGCTGTTACTGCTGGTGCAACATTAGCTAAAATTGCTGGTCCCGCATTAATGAAAATGGGTATTCCTTTAATTGCTGGTGGATTAGCAATTAAAGCCCTTAGAATGAAAGGTTTAAAATCTTCTAGATCACAACTCCTTTCTACACTTTTAAATCAGATAAAAGATGTTAAATCTGAAGGTGGTGATGAAGGTGGAGGAGGTGGAGAAGGACAACCACCAAGAGGACCAGAAGGTACAGGCAAGAAAGGAGAAACTGTATATGTTTACAAACGTGGACCTGGACCACCTGGAAGCGGAAAGGAAGATAAAAACAGTTTAACTAGTATTCTTATGGGACTTGATTTACCAAATTGGGCAGTTAAAGACCTTACAGACAGAGTAAAGAAAGAACTTGAAGCAAATAACTTTGTTGTTAAGGAAAGCTTATTAAATGAAAAAAGATTAGAAATTGCAGGAAGCACAAAAAAAGATCGAAAGTTCTTTGATCAAAGAAAAGATGTTAGAGAGCTTGGAAAAGATGATGTTAAATCAAGTAGCTTTAAAGTTTATAATAATGAAGAAAGCTTTGGAGATATTAAAAATTTTATTCTAGCTAAAAATCGTCATGGAGTTGTCAGAGCTTTTAGTGATCGTGAAGAAGCAAGAACATGGACAAGAGATACAAACTCTAAAAGTCCAAAAGAGCCAGAGATTGATCCT